TTAGGAACATATCCTTCATAATCTTTAATCATATTGCCGTTTGAATCATAAAGTTTACAAAAAAACATATCACTACATTTCAAATAGATATGCATTTCTGTAATTTCAACATCAACAGGTTTATTAACTAATACTTTAACCATTTTATCACTCTTGTATATCAATGTCAACAGATTGGTTAATATCTAAACAAATAAATTGTGTTCCTCTAATTACTTCCATTTTATGATGGTGCCAATGACCAAAAACCCAAAGTTTTGGTTGATGGATTTCAAATAACATTTGCAACCCTTGTCTAGTAATAGATGGAAATCTAGTTTTATTATACCAACTAAATAAATGTGGAGTCACAGACTCTGGACAATCGTGTGAAATAACAAAATTAGGTTTAATCTTTTCATAAGAATCAGCGATTTTCATAAATTGATCATATGTTAATTCTTCATCAGACCAATAATCATAATCCTCACGACGATAATCTTTATCAATTGATAAAGCACCACCAATACAAAAGAAAGGACCATGCATTGTGCCATCAGGAATCCATAGCTTATTTTGTTTACAAGCTTCTGGATTATCATGATTACCACGAATAAATCTATGGTTTAGATTAGGTTCTTCTTTGTAATTTTCTTCAAAAAGAGGACCATACCAATTCTTTTTCTCAATTTCTGGTGTATAAATTGTTGTCTTGTCAGAAAAAAATCCAACACCAAAATCACCAACTTGAATAGACCTTTCTGAATCAGAAATTATCGATTCATAAGTTGTGAAATCACCATGAATATCACCAATTAATCTATACTTCATTCAACATCTTTCATAATATGAACTTTTTAAATTATTGATAAAATCGTGAAGTAAATTCGTTAAAAACTTCAGGACTAATAGCAATTGTTGCCCCTGATAATCCTCTAATTGAGGCTAACGTAATAACTACATATTGACGATTAACATCATAATTAGATAAAATTTCAACATATTTTTCAGCTTTTACGAAAGGCGCACTAAACACTTTAAAGCCATCTGGCACTAAACCAGCCTGTTTTAAAATATTTGTTGATTCACTTTCCTTCGAAAGGTCAGGCGCAACTATCTTCTTATTCTTTGATCTATTCATTTAATATTTCCTTTAACCATATGGCATGTTGAATTTATATTGCACTTTGTTATACATTTCTAATTGTTCAGGAGACAAAGAATCAATAAATTGATTATACAATTGTATATCCTTTGTTCTCTGATCTACTTTTAAATTCTGTAAAGCACGTAAATATTCATCTTTTAAATCATTAATAATTTCTTTAATATTTGAATGAAAGAACACACATTTTTCTACTTTAGTATAATGATATACAACAGATAGTGGATACTTATCTGTATCTACACTAATTTTAATTTCAGGTTTAAGTTTCTTTGTTCTTTCAAAGAGCCAGAAAAAATATGTTTCTAACTCTTTACGGATTTCGGCAGATGGATATTTACTAGAATTTTTATCTTTAAGCCATTTAATAGCTGCCAAAGTAATATCCATCTGCCAGTCCTTTCTTTATGAAGCGTTTTGTTTTATTTGATCGAATGACCATTCTTTCAACAATTCGCCATTTCTCCACACTGGTTGTAGCATATCATGTTTCCAGTCTTTGTCAACCCTCTTTTGGGCAACTAGCTTACCGTTTATAACATTAACAGATTGGCGACCAGCCTTTGATTTTTTATTAGGATCGGTTTTTGGGTTCTTTTGAATATCAACCCAACCTTCACCATAATCAACAGCATTGGTTTTCATGGCATAACCAAAAGTGTCACGATTTACACCTTGTAGTAATTGACCACCCATACCAATAGCCACATTTTCAACAGACCAACCATTATGACGTAGATTTTCAAACAATTTAGCAATTGTTAATTCTTTCATACCATCACCTTGAATAACTCTAACAGAATCATTCAAAACTTTATAACCTTTAGAATTAACAGTAAAACCATATGCTTGTCCTAATTTTTCACATACTTCTACTGGAATCATAGTAGGATCACCTGAATCAGGTCTAATTACTACTCTACAACCTGAAGCAATTACTTTATCTTTTAATTCTTTACCCCAATATTTATCTACAGCTTTGAATAAATCATATGAATCTGAAACAACAGCAATCATTTTACCGGGACCACCACACTTATCAAGCATATTTTCATATGCTTCTTTTTCGCGATCAATTCCCCAAGAAGTAACTGTAGAATGTTCCATAGCAGGAATTGAAACCCCTGCCATATCAGCGTTATAATAACGTTTTGCAGCAAGAATACCTTCAATTGTATCTGTACCCATGAAATTAATTAAATGGGCTGATCCTGCAATACCGGCTGATTCGTGTGAAGTTGCGCCTCTTGCGCCAAAATCATTCAACACAAATGCCAATTTATTTTCTGGATCATCAGTAGTTATTTCCATAAAAGTTTTGGCAATTTGTTTAATACGCCAAGAAATGGTTGCAACAGATGATGGATACCAAATTGATCTTAACAATGTAGTTTCAATAAATGAAGTTAACCAAGGCAATTCTGGATCAGTATTAGTTACTTGAACTTGTGGAACTCTGATATCATGAATTGTTCCTTCTGGAATTGCTTCGATTTCCAATGGTAGATAACCACCATGTTTGTTAAGAATCCTCATCCATCCTTCTTTATTAAATGGTTCACCATGGGCAGCCAAAAATTGTTCAGCCTCATGAATGTTTTCCATGGTAATTGGTTTTGACAAATATTCTTTATTAAACATTTGTAAACCATAAAACATTACACGGCTAGGAACGTAGATAACACCTTTATGGTTATCAAAACGTGGTTCAATATAAGCAGAATTATATTTCAATTCTGGTGGATATTGAAGGAAGTGTGAATGTTTATATGAATCAGTATTTAGTATTAAATTTCTCATTTTAACAACTCCTGTTAAATTAACTATCTACTCTATTAGATAGTTTTGTTATATTCTATCCATTCTTGATGTGCTGGACCATAATTAAACTTATGATCCATCTTTTCGTAAATGTATTTCAGTTTTTCTTTATCAAAGAGCCACATATCCCACAGATATGATGTTTCTTTATCGGAATACTGACCCAATTTACCTTTAAATTCTTTGGAATCTGGATCAGCTTCATGTTCTAAATTGGCATGTTCCCATTTCCACGCTTTTTTGCGGAGATTGTAAATCCAATTTTCAAACAATTTTCTTTCATTTTTCATTTCATCTATAGTCATTCTATATTAACTCCTGACATAATGCTTAGAATATGTGCATGATCTTCAAAGAACATATCAGCAGTCAACTCACCAAGAGAGTACCACTTAGCAGACTTTGCATCATCATCACCTTTCACCTTAAACAGTTTTTGGCGATCTGGCAAGTCAAAAAAGTAGGCATTTGTAATAACTCTTGATCTTCCTGAACGATTTGGATCATCAAATAGTTTTTCTTTTGTAATGAATGAAGCTAACATTGCAGGAGGAATTTCACCCTTACCATCTGAGATTCTGGTTTCTTCCTTTAATTCCCTAATAACAGCTTCTTTAAATGTTTCCTTTTGTTCAACATGGCCACCGGGCAATGCTAGCAAACCTTTGCCGGGCAATTTACCTCTCTCAACAAGCAATACTTTACCTGATTGAATTACTACTGCATCTACGCAAGTAATAATGACTGGAAATGGAGAATTTTTCCACATTTCTCTATAATCTTTTTCATATTTTGTTTCATTTACCAGCATTTTAAACTCTGGTTTGAACATGAAATCGATTAAAAACTTTTCAGTATATTCAGGCACAATATATTTTGGAATAATTGGTGCATTTTGAAAATAATTTTGTCTAATTTCTGTAGAATTAAATGTTCCATATTGTGATTCTACATTTACTGGTTGCCATTCTGGAAACAGTTTTAGATAATAAGAAGAATTATCTTTACTATAACCAATTAGACCAGTTTTAAAATCTTTTGTTCCATGTAGAGTTGAATGCGCCACTTTATTTTCTCTATTCAGAATAAAAGTATTTACTTTCTTTTGAACAGCGGCGATCCATTGATCATCCCTATATGTATAGTCATTTAGGGGTAATACTGTAACTCTATCAGTTAATGTTCCTTCTTCCCATGAATGCATATCTCTCAATACTTCTTGTGAAGCATTTAGCAGCATTTGTTCCCTTTCTTGAAAGGTAAAAGGGTTTCTTGGGTTTCTAGCCACGTTAGAAGAACCCGCTAGAATAATTAGATGTTTTGATTTTTGAAGGGCCATTTTAATAATTTGTTGATGACCAATATGCATTGGTTGAAAACGGCCAATAAAGACTAGGTAGTCAAATTCTTTTGTCATTAGAAACTCCTTCTAAGATTATGCGGGAATATAGTAAACTCTTTACTATATTTTATCAGGATTGCTTTTTTTGCTTTTTTATGCAACCATTACACCTACTGCCCTTATATGGTGGACAGTCCCCGATTCGAACGGGGTCCTATTGTTATCAAGACAATTTTGCTATTTGTTTTGCTGTAACAATCCTTAAATTATTAACAGGGTTATCTTTTTACGTTATTCTACCATTAAACTAATCCCGCGTAAATGGTGCGGGATGCAGGAATCGAACCATGCTTCTACGGCTTCTGATGCAATTTGTTATGCTGAACTAACCCTTAAACTTTAAAATACTTTAGTTAAAATATAAAACATACCCACTAAACCAATTGACCATTTCATAAAATGACCAAACCCTTCATATGGTTTAACACCATGCGAATCAAAAGATGTAATAATTTCCCATGCATCATTAATCATTTGTTCGGCCTGTTTCATATTATACATCATTGATAATCCTTTTAATTACATTAAGCAATTTTGGGTCAAGAGTTTTTAGATATTCTTTGGCTTCTTTTTCGGCCTTTTCAAAAATTTTAGCTTCTTTTTCTCGTCTTAGTCTATCTTTCTCACGATGATTATAATACCACTCGGCAATATCTTCAATAGTTATACCACTATTTTTTGTATCTGGTTCAACACTATTTTCAATTATGTCTAGAATAGTTTCATAAGACACTTCTTCATTTTTTAGAAAATGCGAAGACAGAACCGCACAAAGCATTGCTTCAAGTTTGTTGATTTCATTTTCTAATGATTTAATCTCATTAGATTTCATATCTTCTAATTCTTCCGGTGAAGGATCATATCTACAAGGCATAATGTAATCTCCTATTGACTAGGTAAGGATAATATCACTGTTCTGCTAGGGTGTCAAGATGCTTTCTGATCCATCGCATGAAAAAGATAGATTTGTCTTCATTTAAAAATGTTGCACCATTGGTATCATCTATAGGCACTGGAAATAACAAATTTGTATCTGTTTGATAATAAAGAACATTTTCTCTATAATATTGAAAGGTTGATTTACCTTTTACATGATCTGATATTTTCATTTTTCTGACTTAATTATTTCTTTTAATGCCTTTAAAACGGGAGCATCAATATTATTTAATATACTTAATGCTTGCTTTTTATATTTTGTGTCTAATAATTTATTTTTTTCTTTTATTAGATTATTATACCAAATTTCAATATCATCAATTGATACTGAAGTAATTTCATAATCTTCAATCGTTGGTAATAAATTAACTAGTCTATTGGCAATTTCTGTATTATCAAAATGATCTAATATTTCATCATTTGAATTAGCCACGCAATCTAAAATAATGCAAAGCATTTTTTCTAGACGTGTAATTTTATCTTGTAATATTTGGATTTCTAAGTAGTGCTTAGACACAAGCTGAGTATTTTTATCATCATTATCTCTACATGAATCATAATGTCCCATAATATTACCTCTTTAAATGGAGACTCCGATAGGATTTGAACCTACATTAGTGTTACCACCATTTCCAGTTACCTTTATCTTCGTTCGTAGCGAAGGGGGATACGGAGCCATTAAATTTTGGAGGGGAACACCAGTAACTCTCTGGTTTCTCAAGGTTTTGCAGACCCGCGCCTTAATTTCCGACCCGTTCCCCAATAATTAATTCTTTACTTTAACACCAGTAGTAGATATAGTTTTAATAATTTCATCAGCTATTTTATAATAATTATTAAACATTTCTACTGCATCACATACATCAAATTGATCATTACAATATAATTTATCATTATAATGCCATCTAGATTTTCCACGTAGCATCTCAATTAATACATCAACAATTTTATCTGCTAAACCAAATTCAGGATCGGTACTAATATTATTTGCCCTATCATCAACTTCTAATTCAACAGTTTTAATTTCTATTATTTCTTTAGAATATCTAGCTTTCATTTCAATTTACTTTCATCATATTCATCAAAAACTATATTAGCAAAGGATTTAAATATTTTGCCATTTTTGACATATAATCTCCATATATCACCCGAATCTTCGCCTTCACCATCTAAGACAAATACTATATCAGGATATTTTTTGGAAAATTTTTTCATGTCATCTTCATGATGATACCATTTACAACTATCAGAAGTTGTTCCATCTTCATTAATAGCATAACCTTCTAATTGTTCAGAAATGTATTTTATTGCTTCATCATGTTCTGGTTGCCAATATTCACTATTATTAATAGTTGTCAATGTATATCTAGTATAATAACCCATTATATATCCTTAATTTTGGCTCCGGGGGTAGGCTACGATCCCACACCTCACTGATTCAAAGTCAGTGCCTCTACCAATTAAGTTACCCCGGAATAATAAAATATGGTGGACCTGTTCGGTAACGCTCCGAATTCTCTAGTTTGCAAGACTAGCGTGTTGCCTTCTATCACTACAAGCCCATTAATGTAGAAACATGCTTCACTTTTTGCAATGCCCTAGGACTAGGCATTTAACAGCGCCAGCAAATCTAAGTGACAAAGTGTATAATCCTAATATACTTTTTTCATACACAAGCATGTTATTTAAAGAAAATTTCACTATCAAATTTTGCAAAATTTTCAGGTAATTTTGTTATACCATTATGAACTTCTTTATGACAATTAGAACATAATAATATAGATTTTTTTAATTCTTCCGCTACAACAGCTTTACTTTTTAAACTGGAACGCAATTTAGAAAAACTAAATTCTTTTTTAGATGGATCAATATGATGAAATTCTAATGAATCATCGCACCTAAAATAAGAACAAATTTGACAACAACCACCCATGGAATTAATCATTTTTGTTTTTAAATTTTTTCTAAATCTTTTTACTTTTTCTGAATTCTTACTAATTGTGTTACCCTTTACTAGATATGTCTAGTATTTAGATAACACGATAAGTTAACTTGGCTCCGGAGGTAGGTTACGATCCTACTTAATCATGTGTTAACAGCACAGCCCATGTCCAAACTCGGGTCCACCGGAATAAATGGTGACAGATTTTTACAGAATCTATCAAAACTGTCGGAATGGAGTCCCGATATGGATCAGAAGTTCACTACGCTTCTTTGCTTTTGATAGATTTTTACAGAATCTATCAAAACTGTTTGACAAAGCTTAGTGGTGTATAACCTTGTCTAAAATTGGTTCCGGCCATATCGTTCATGATACGATACAACTTGCAAGGTTTGCCGGTTTTTGAAGCCGTGGTTAAAGCCACAACTAATTTTGGTGCTGCCACCCCGTTACGATCAGGGTTCTCTAGTTCTTCAGACTAGCGTGAGGACCACCTTCACCATAGCAGCATATTTAAATTTTGGCGCGACTGATGGGACTCGAACCCACCTTAATCTGCATAGACAGTGCAGAGCCTTCCCTGATAGTCAACAGCCGCAAAAATTATATAATGTAATTAATTAATTTTGGAACCCAATAGATTAATGATAGCACCCAAAATACTACTTCAACAGCATACTTATTTTTTTCTGAAATAGAAAATGTTCCATGTTTACGACGATAATATAAATCATCCCAAATTTGGAAAATACATACACCTATGATAGTTAGTATTGTCAATGTTTCCATTATATGTTCCTTTTAATTTTGGTAGTGCATACAAGTAACGCTCTTGTTATTCAACCCTTATCAGGGGCTTGCTTAGTCTTACCGGCACCATGCACTATAATCTACTTATTATTTTTTCTCCAAGCATTTTTCCACAATTCAGGAAAATAACATTTTAACCATCTACCAGTATTCACTACATTGGCTATAGGTTTTAATTTCTTGGACCAACCTTCTTTTGTAAAATCTATACTCATTAAAGCATCTATATCTACATTAGAAGCGTATTTTATTCTTTTTATATCATGATGAGTTTTACTTATCTTTGCTCTAAACTCGTCATTCTTTCGCAATTCTTTAAGTTTTTTAATAGCTAATTTATTAAACTTTTTACCATTTTCTTTAGTAAAGAAATTTACAGATAATTTATTTTTATTAAGATAACCAAAACCGCCTTTACCACCGGGACACAGATTGTAACTTATTTCTGAATCGATTACAACCAATATCTTTTCTGCTATATTCATCTTCCATTCTTCATCATATATCTCTATGATTTCAGTGTGGAAATTATGTATCCCATATTTATTAATGGCGCGTTTTAAATATTTACCAGAACCAACATACCCATCATTTAAATCATTGGTTTGATGCTTACCGATATAATATTTACCATTTATTAAATTTGTGGTTTTATAAATTATGTAATGCAATGTAGAGTCCTAAAATTACTAATAGATTTACGTTATCTACTATTTAGTAATTTTAGGTTCTCGATGTCAGGGTAGTTGGTAACGCTCCAACTTAGCCAGCTTCCAAGGCCGACCGATGCACTTTTCTCTTATACCCTGTTATTAATTCTGTATCTTATTTATATGATTTCTGCCAATCCATGAAAAATTATTCTTAAATAATCTTCGCCATGTTTTATTTAATGCTCGATAAAGAGTTTCTATTCATTTTTTGTTTTTCGGCCAACACATCAGAATCTAATGCAGGCTCATAAACTTCTTTAACTACCCAATACTTACGATCACCTTCAAAATCACCCTTTAATTCAACTGTCGCATTAACCTTTGCGCCCCGTTCTTCAATCCAAGCAACCATTTCTGAATCTTGGTTGGTGAGTCTACATTGCTTCATCAATATTGTCAAGTCATCATTCCTTTAGATAGGATAAATTTATTGGTAAAGAAATATTTCTTTTTATATATTCGAGATATCTTTCTTTATCAGTTTTTAAAAAAGCAGTGTTATTATCAACTTTAGTTATTTCCCAAGGAAAGTAATAAACATTTTTACTACCTTTTTGTAAAGAATCATAATCAATAATTGTATTATAGACCTTTACAATTTTCCACTGTTTATCATTTTTAATAACTATTGTAGAACCAACTTTAGCAAAATTTTCATCAACCCAAATAACCATTTCCGAATCTTGATGTATAATTTTACATTGCTTCATCAATATTGTCAAGTCATCATTCCTTAATTATGTCTGTGAGGTCAACTTTCACATCATTTGCCATATAATATAAACTATTAGTTACCACATCTTCTTCAAATTCTAAAATTTCCATAATTCTATTAGGCGAAGATTTACCCCAAACATAATGATACATAGGAAATTTATTAAGAATAACTTCTAATTTTTCCTTAGAAGTTGAAGACATTAAAACAGTATAATTCCCATCATTCCAATTATGCGGATTGCTTTTAAAAATCAACTGATATATCATTATATAATCCTTATATGGAGAACCGGGTGGGAGTCGAACCCACGTTGGCATTACTGCTTCAGATTAAGAGTCTGCTCCCTTCGGCCACTTGGATACCGGTCCATTAAATATTCTAGTTCCTCTGATTATACGTCTATAATCTTGTTCTGTCAATTCAGAATTGCGTATCTCAGTATCAATGAGAAAGAGGCGGAACCAATAAATACTCCACTAACTATACGTCTATAGTAGAAACTTGTCAATTCAAGTTGCATGAGGCGCTAGTAACAAATTGTTACAATAAGCGTAGGGAGTGTGTTTAAAACTTGGAGAACCAATGTGGTAACGATCCACTTGCGGACGGTTTAAAAGACCGTTGGCAACACCTGTCAGCCTTTACGCTATTGGTCCATTTTAATTATTCGTCTTCTTCTTCTTCATCTTGAAATGCTAGATAATAATATTCCCAATTATCTACACCAGCATCTTCTAATTTTTGTAGAATTTCAGCTTGTCTCAATAATTGATCATATTCTTTTCGAGAAATAACTACAGTATCTTCATTTTGTTCCATTATATATCCTTTATTTTGGTAGCCCATGCAGGTAACGCTCCCGCTTGATCTGCGTGTAAAACAGACATTTTACTTTTAAATTAATGGGCCATAATTACTTATTCTTATTTACATATTCACCACAAAACCATATTTCATCAACTATAGGAAAAGCTGGATAATTTTTATTAGCTTGTTCTATTGTCATAGATGGTATTACTTGCGGTGGATACCTTCTACATTGCCCCGTTGAAAATGATTTGTACGGTTTAAAAAACCATTTACAAGAAATACATTTACTCATTTTGAATGAGGATCAATAACTTTTTCAACTGATCCAGAATAGATCACAAATTCGTAACTTTTTGGAGGATTTACATATTCCGCGATATATTTTTCGGCTTCTAAAATTGTTTCAAAAGCTTCAGGATCATCCCAAAAAATACCTTCGTTATCTTCTAACGTCACAAAATACATTCTCTATTCTCCAATCTTACCAGAGTTATACACCCTTGTCAAGTGTTCTGGCATAACAATTTTAGTATCTTTATTTAGTAATTTATTATAAGCATTAAATGCATCACATGCTTTTTTAAGTGCTTTTGTTAAATCACCATCTTCTACTAAAAATTCTGGTTCTTTATTTGTAGAAACCATATAAATTCCAGTAGGAGTTTTATTAATATAAACTAGATATTCTGTTTCGTCTTTAGCGAAAACAAGGGCTTCATCTAAGCCTTTTTTAATCTTATCAAAAGCCCTTGTCATTGTCAATACCTCTTTATGCAGCCTTTTGCATATGCATGATTTCTTTTAGTCTATCAGCGGTATAAGTAGCAGCGAAACCATCAGGTTTAGCTTTTGGTTCAAGACCACACATACCACGAATATAACCAACCGCTTCATTAATTACACATGATGATCCTGCATCTAGTTTAGGATTGATGTCAATGTGCAATTCGATTGGATATTCGTCTAGCAATGGTGCTAATTCAAGATAAACTTCAGTCAATTTATAAACTTCAGTCATAAGTCTCATAGCAGGCTTATTTGCTTTAACATCGTAAACAGGTTCAGTTGAAACTTCACCGAATACTTTACCACCGTTGTTACCATTTTTGTGAACGATAACCGCTACAGTATAGTCAGCAAACCACTTGCCATTCTTCTTATATCTTTCAGAGTCCGCACCCATGTAAATACGAGTGTTTTGATCACAATATTTTGTGATGTAATCAATAATTTCTTCTGGATTAATTTTCATGTGCTTAACCATAATGAACTCCTATCTGCATGGTCTATACGCTTCTAATACACTCTTTCCCTCTGACTGTCAAGTGTTGATTTGGTAGCCGCTAACGGAGTCGAACCGATACTTTATAGTGTCTAAGGCTATTACCTCTACCAATTGGGCTAAGCGGCCATATTATTTTTAATACTTATTAAGTTGGATAATACTAATAATGAATGTAATGTTATAAATGCGATATTAAATAGATCAATACCATAAATGAAAGTTAAAACTATCCAAGATAGTAACATGAAAATATTTAAACCTAATAATATCTTATCAATCATTATATCATCCTATAAGTTGGTGCGTGAAGGTACAAATCGAATTACCATCATTTTAACATTAAGAGTAATGCTAAGAATTGTTTTATCCTAATATCTAAACTATTCACGCATTAATTTGGAGCCGGCCACAGGATTCGAACCTGTGATGGTGTTTCCACGGTGGATTACAAAACCACTCCATTCGACCACTCTGGCAAACCGGCATATTAAATTCTGGTGCTCTAACACGGTAACGCTCCGTGGACTAACCCCTACCAAAGGTTTGTTTTACTATTATAACTATTAGAGCAAAATTTGGCGCGACGTGACGGAATCGAACCGACATTGCCCACCTTGAAAGGGTGGTTTCCTAGGCCAATTAGAAGAACGTCGCATAAAGTTGTATTATATATTTGGAGCGGATTAAGGGGAACGATCCCTTACCTAAACATTGGCAATGTTTCGTGCAGCCCTCTACACCAAACCCGCATTAATTCTTTAACTTACCATCACTATCCCATATTTCAGGGAAGGTGTCAAGTAGGTATTTTCTAGCATTATCTTTTGAAGCTGTCAACACCTTTGTTCGATCTTGAACAAGTTTTATTATTCGTTCATTTTTTGTCATTGTTTAATTTTGGAGCGGACTGCCGGTAACGCTCCGGTCCTCTTTAGCTTGGAAGGCTAAGGCACATCTATCTATACCAAATCCGCATATTTCACAAATCAAATCTTCATAATCAGAAGGCCATTTACTAGGCTTAATGGCATCTTTATGCCCTTCTAACCAATTTATAACTAATAAAGAAGCTTTTGTAAATCTAAGTAAAGTATTTATATAATTTTTCCAAAATGATTTAGTATCTTGATCATAATCACTAAAATTATTATTATTTTTTACTTTTAAAGCATTTTCATAGTCTTTATAGACACTTTTTCTATATTCTTTAATAGAACTAACATCTACATCTTGTGATAAATACCACCAATATCTAGGCAAGTCATAATTCATATATTACTTTTTCTTACGCTTTTTAGAACCGATTTTTCTCCGACCTTTTCTTGGTCTATTTTTAGCAGGATGAGCCATTTATTCAAACCTTTCAGCACTTACAACTTCAATTTTACTAAAGTCTTCTTTTGATTTCTTAGAAGTTAAGACACCCCAAGAAAGACCCATAGGTTCTGTATAAAATCCACAATCATTTAATTGATTTCTAGTCCATGTAGCCAATTCTTCATTAGTCATGGTTTCAAAATACTGTTTATGTTGTGGATCGTTAATCATCATAACACATTGAAACAGTATGTCAATCAATTTTTGCTCACTCGATTTAATCATACAATTAACTCTCTAGTCATCATCTTCTATAAAACCACGCCTTCTATTTAATCCATATTGGATATTATCCATCACAACATCAATCAATTTCATATCATAACATATTATCATATTGTCCATGATCCTGTCAAGCAATATTTGATAGCGTTCATGGCTTAATTCTTTATTTTCTCTAAATTCTTTTATAGACTCGCCTAATGCATAATAATCTTCTTCTCTAATATTTTCCATATAGGAAACATTAGTTGCATCAGTTTTCTTTGTCACAATAATTAAATCCTTATATTAGTGTTGGACTTAATTATTTATGAATTGGTAGCCCCTATCGGATTCGAACCGATACTTTACGGAGTTTGAAGCCGTTCCCTCTACCAGTTGGGGTAAGGAGCCATTAAATTTGGTGCCCATGGCCGGACTCGAACCAGCACTCCAATTAAGGAAAAAGATTTTAAGTCTTTCGTGGCTACCATTACACCACATGGGCAATCTTTAAATTTGGTAGGGAGTAACGGAGTCGAACCGATACTTTACAGATTTTAAGTCTGTTGCCTCTGCCTGTTGGGCTAACTCCCCGTAACTCATCATTCAAACACTCTACAGGATGATTGGAACCTTGTCAACTCCCCAATGCTCCATCACACTACGAAATTGTTTGTATGTAATTCCCTCATCAAAATCAACTAAAAACAGTCTTTTATTATTAGTGAAATTGGCATCATCAAATGCGATCCAATCAACACTACCATTTTTCATTTGCCATTTATCAATAGCCCTCATTCTAGGATGAGTGGTCATAAAATTATCATCTTTGAAATCTGGATGATCATCCTCATTAGAAGGATATTTAGTTCTCCAATCATTATGAAAATAATCCTCTGGAATATTAGCAATATTAATCAAATCATCTTTCAATGTTCTACTTCTAACATTATGATAATTATGGGAAGAATTTGTTACAATCTTCGCCTCAAACATTTGACATAGTTTTCTAACTATTCCAGTCGCAGAAGTGTTAAATACTGTTCTCTCATGTGAACAATACATATCATGGAAATAGCAACCAGATGAAATTACTGGTCCATCAATATCCAAAAAAATAATTTTATTCATGATTTAGCCAACCTCGCCAATAATTCTTTGTGTTCTTCCATAATTTTTCTAGCAACTTCCATTCTTTCTTCTTTAGTAGGATTGTCGCCTAATGTTTTCTTTATATGGAAATGTTTCATATCAAACCTTTCAAATGTTTTCTAGACACCTTGATAGTCATCCAATCATTATAATAATCGTCTGATATAATTGCATCTACCATAAATTGTTCTTTAGCTTCCATATAAGATAATGATCCTTTGGACTTACAAAGGTGTAAAATCTCACGCTTGAAACACTCTATACCAAGTGATTCGATGTCTGTCAACAACTCTTTGTTAGAGCCCCAATATTCCATCCAATCATTATATACTTTAATTTTAGAACGTTTCTTTTTCTTTGTTCCATTTTTAAGTGTTAATGTTGTGATTTTTATTTTGGAAGCATAGAATTGTTTCTTACCTATATATTTCTTACCAGTTTTTAGATTGGTAATTAAATATATAAACCCTATGTTATCAGATATATCATCCTCTGTCAAGGGCCTATCATTGTAAATCCAAGATTGCATACTACTATAACTCCATCAAAAGTATAGTAGTATTTAGTGTTATTTTAGCTTATTTTGTTCAATCTCATTTCCATAAAGCCAATGTTTAACAGTTTGAACATGATTTTCTCTAACATATTTACCAACATATGTTTTAAAATCTTTGTATTGTATTTCATCTGCTATACGTAAAACATAGCCTTCACAATCATCCCGATTTAATTGTTTAGATAATTGAATTAAATATTTTTCATCATAGATACCATCATATATAATAGGAACTGGTTCTATATCTAATAATTGAAAATATTCTTTGGTAGAATCCCAATCTAAGCAAACATTCTTTTCATTCCATATAGAAAATCCCATGAAATATGTCGGTAAATTATAATAAAAAATCGAATGCTTAGCAAATAAATTTTCGCCGCAAATGCGCCATCCTTCAGGAATGTTATATGAAATTGTTGACCAAAAATTCTTAACCCAATCTCTTGTATAATGATGACGACCATCTATTGATCTAGCATGAATGTAATCTGAATACATAGTGGTATTTTCACCATCCATTTTCATAGTTACAATAACTCTTTTACCATGAAATTGCTCCATGGTTTTATGCATTCTATCATCCTCATTCATATTACCAGACCATGGCAAATGATATGTTCTAGGATATTTAACATAATTAGTAAATAAATTTAATACTTTTCCTTTTTCAAGGATTTTTTGAACTGACTCATCAAAAAATAATTCACTCTTTAAACGTTGGCCGTTTTCAAGAATAATATTTCCCCATTTATCATATATTTGATCATGATAAAAATGTTCTGGCAAAACTGGCTTAGTTATTCCACACGCCAATCTTACATTTTCAACTGAAATTTCAGTAGTTTCACATTTTATATGGTGTTCTTCACATACAGATGCACCGTTATTAAGATAATATCCACCATCAGAAAAAAGTCTTCTTTCTAAAATATGATGGGCATCTTTAGCAGGCTTCTCGCAGAAAACACATTTGTTGTTATCTCGCGAAAATACCTTGTTTCTAAAATCATCACGAGATAACAACATAATATCCTCAATCAAACTTTTTGGTTATCACATTAGCGAATTTATTATATAAAGCATTGACGTATTGTTCTGTCAAACGTTGAACGTCATCATCATTAAAATATGCTGGATAGCCTGCATAATATTTTCTAATCAAATCTTCTAAACATGGTTCTGGACCAGATTCTATGCTAGCTATTTGTGGTTCATAACTTAATATTTTATCAATCGTCATCATCTTCAAAATAATCCTCATCATCTTCAAAATATCCGGGGTTTAATTCTTTATAAACCTCATCAAACATTTTATCTTTGCCTAAACAATCATCTAATGTATCACAATCATATGATTCAAATGTCTCTATCATTACTTCATATATTTGTGATCTAATCTGATCTTCAACCTCTGCATCATTCAATGCATTAATTAAATCGCTAAAAATAAGTGATCCTGTTGACCAACCCATGCACTGCACTCCTATTATTTTTTATTAAAATTCTTGTATCTTCTATTTTGTTTATAATAATATTTAATCTTTTTATCCCAATCATTTTGACTATACGATAATTCATTATTAGTCATAGGTCTAAAAAAATGTAAATCTTTTCCGTGGAAAGATATCTCATTATAAAAATTATCAATCTTTAACATTAACTAATCCTTTTTTACGCGCCATAATTAAATCATCAAATTGTTTATCTAACTCATCCCAAGATATTTGATATCCAGATTTATGATCTTTTACCCAATTATCTACATTATGATAAGTCCTGATTATTTCATCAGTTTCAACTCTTTGAGGATTATCTTTGTTGATTTGTTCAACAATCCAAACCTTCAATTTATTTCCCAAATCTTGAAAAGCTTGTTTAAAATTTGCTTTACGATTTCTATAGGAAGTAGATTGTGTTTGAATACCTGAAACTATATGTGTAATTTTTACACAGTTATCATGTTTATTAATAGCTTGACCACCAGCTTTAACACCACCATTGAACCATTCTATCTTAAAATCTTTTTTAGTATAATTAAAGTTTTTCGTACTCATGTTTAATAACTTTCATATACTTATCACATATGTCAATTCTATATACCATACAGAACCATGTTAATTTGCCGTTGGTAAGCCTAACTGGATACCAAGCAAACCAACGGTAATATTTTTCTATGTTATAATTCATCGACTTTGACTTGGCGCATTACGTCTAATGATTTCAGATTGAATCTTCTGTGTTTCGTTCTTAATCCATGTTTGGATTAATTCACCAGAAGGTGATAATGCATTTTGCATCTGTTCTGAAAATACAACCTTTTGACCAATTTCTGATGCAGCAATCAGAATCAATGTATCTCTTGATGGAACCACAATTGATATAAAAATAAAAATTGGGATTAACCAATACAAAGGTCTTCTAATGCTCTTTACATATTTATAATTAGCGTCTAATGTTTCTTTATCATTACGACTAACGTTATCATTCATGATACCATGCATAATAAAACTAGCACAAAAAAGCACAATTAAAACAATTGCAGCCATTGCAAAAACATTAGAAATACTGTTTACTAACGATGCAAAATAAATGAACCAAGATAATGAAGTCATAATATATCTCCTATATGTTTAAAGGTTTACCAATTATATGTTTATCAGCTATATTTTTATCGCGATCACGATTAAGATAAGAATGTAAATCGTCATGATGAACTAACGCCACACCTTCCGATTCCCATCCATGATCATGAGGATGACCACCAATTCTAGTTGCATGATAATATCTAGTAATTGATGTATCACCTTCTGCATCACATGCGAAACTATGAATATGACCATGTAATCCAGTTTCTTCATAAGCTTCTTTAATAGCGTTTGCATGTGGATGCAATTCTGGTTCTAGCTGTCCTTTTGGAAATGTATATTTATACCCACCAAATTCATTAGTTGGTTTAGCTAACCATACCTTCTTATCAGGTTCGTGGATAATTAAACCAGTGCTAATTTTCTTATGAGTCTTTGGTAATGGAGGTTCTTCAATACTATGATTTTGTCCATGCACCTTTGACCAATCTTCAGGCGGTTCAAAACTTTTAAACTCTACTCCATTCATATCGTTTGGTAATGGATCACCCTTTTTATAAAGGCGCGAATCTTTTTCTTGTGATTCTAAAAAGAATTTAAATTTCTTTATCATATCGCACAGCCTTCGCCGTCAATCACACCAACACATGCTGATGCACCTAGGGTATTGATATCAACATATTCTCGCTTTGTCAAGACCCCATCCCAAGAAAATGAGACGAAATTGTTTTGAATTTTATACCATTTGTGAAGATTATAAACATCTTTCAAACAATATGATGCTTTTACAAGATCACCATCAAAATATGTTTTCGCATATTTAATAAATCTTCTATTCCAATCGTTTTTCAAAACATGTTCTTTAGCTTCTTCATGAACAGAACGTTCAACATTATCAAACAATACTGAATCAACCGCTGTCCATAAGTTACCATAAACAGACAATGCGTCAACAATGAGTCCTGAAGCGAACATAGATGCCGCACCATAAAAATCAACAATTTCTTGTTCATCTAATACTTCTGTAAATGGCGCTTGAACATAATCTTTATCACCAGAGGCAGACAATAAAGAAACACCAGCAAAATAATCTTTGTTATTAAATAGATATTCTTCTACTTCATCCCAATTATCCACAGTGATGGTATTTGAAACGTTATGTCTAATTCTTGGATCAACACATAAATCAATATCTGTTCCTTCTTCAACCCATGTTTGTTGAACTAATTTAACCTTTTCTAATAGTTTAACACCTAACAAATCTTTTTTGAATAGTGAACCATCTTTAGAAATTACAGGAAATGATATTACTACATCAGAACCATTTCTTGACCATACAGAATCTTCAACCATGTGTGGATTAGAGTCGATAAACAAGTTAACTATGTCTGATTGTTTATTCATTTGAACATTTCTAATATATTTTTTAGAATGATCGCCATGAATACCAGATGAAGTTGATAATAAAACTGAAGCATTTCCTGATGGTTTTACACATGTTGTTCTAGCAGCAGGATTAATACCAATCATTTTTGCTATTTGTTTATTAACTTTCTTAACAATAGCAGCACCATTCTTTAGAATTTTTTCATCTAATAAAATCTTAGGATTGTTCATGAACCCTGTAATAGATACACCTAATAATGCTTCTCTTTTATAAATTCTTTCTGATACTTCTCCTAAGAAATCAAATTTGGTATAACCGGCTTGTAATGTTCCAATGATAGATGCTGCTCTACATTGTTCATAAAATTGTTCTTCAGTATTGGAAGCACCACCATTAATTTCTGTTAAATTACAACCTTGGAAACCAGATTGACCATCTATTTGTGGGAACATGCCAATTTCAAAGCATGGATTTGTATTAAACTCTGTTGAATCAAAGAAAGCAAATCCGGGTTCACCAAATTGTTTTGTAGATGCATATAGCTTAGAAAATTGTTCTTTAGTTACTTGATCACGAATAAGAACAGCAGAATTATTTGATCTACCTCTTTGTGGATTAGTTTCGAACCAATTACCAATCTTGGCATTCATCATTTCTTCATCATCTAATGAGAATAAAACAATGGTTGCAGAACGTCTAACACCACCAGCTAATACAGCATCAGAGGCATGCATAACAATATCATATGCTTCAATTGGTTTTAATTTACGTTTTTGATGGGCAACTTCATTTAAAATATTTTCAATAATATTTAATGCGTCTCTTAATGGTTCTGGACCGGGCGCTTTAAATCCACCAGAAATGAATGCACCTTTCGGTCTAATTTTTGAATAATCAAAATATACTTTTCTGCCCAAATATTCAGGATGCTTGCCACCAGTTTCAAAGTATGATGATAATAATACATCTAATGATGATGCCCAACCTTCGATAGAGTCTTCAATTACATAAACTTTAGGTTGTTTAGTTCTAGGCATAATTCTTGGTAATTTTTCAACGTGGTGTTTTTGAACTGATAATCCAACCCCTGCACCACAAAGAAGCACCCAAAATATTTCACCAAATACAGCTTCTCTATCAATATATGTAGAGGTACAATTATAAAGTCTCATATGTTTCTTTAATAATTGTTCACCCCCAAATTGCAATGCTCTTTGGGCACCTAATATTTTTTTAGCTTTGTAATATTCTGTTGCAAAATCTATTTCGGCTTCTAATTCTTTTGTTAATTTATCTTTGTAAAATGTTTTATGCATTGACATAACTCTATCAACTGCATCTTCCCAACTTTCAAATTTATCGTTAGTATCATCATATCTAGCATAAGCTTCATAAAATTTTGCCGATGCCATTAAGTCTTTCGTATCTATAAATCGATTTTGCATTTACTTTATTACTCCTGATTTTTTTCTTTTCTTATAACGGTCAATACATCTTCAATCGAATTCAGCGAATCTGTTTCGATGTAGTCTATATTAAGATTTGTTAATTTATTGTAAATAGCCAGATCAATATCCTTGGCTTCGTCTTCTGTTTGGTTTCTTCCAATTGGTACATAATTTTTGTTTCTTCTAATGAAGAAATTTATATTGTTAAATTCTAAAAATGTGCTATCATAAAAATTAATAGCCATTGCTTGGTAATCTTTAGAAAATAATTTTTGTTTTGATTTTTCTAAGTAGTATTCATAATACATAGATGAAAGTAATAAAGGTGAATCTGTAATTACATAATCCACCTGATCTATTAAATTCCATTGTCTTGTAAATTGCTCACCAAAGACATGAACTTGATTTTCTAATAAAGAAAATGATTTTGACCATGATAAATCTTTTGCATATTCTGAAACGTACTCACAAACAACACCACTTTGTTTTAATTTTGAGAATACACCGGTTGCAGTTGTTGATTTACCCACACCGGGACCACCAAATAGATTAATTATCTTAGTCTTTGTTTTCATTTATAAACCTCATGATTAAATGTCATTTTACTATTTTGTTTCCAC